ATCGACGTGCAGGTGCAGGACGACGCGCTGGTCGCCAAGCTGCGCGCGCTCGAACGCAAGGCCGGCGGAATGCAGCCGGTGTACCAGACCATCGGCCGCGTGATCGTCAACCGGATACGGCTCGGGTTCAAGCTGGGCGTGTCGCCGTTCGGCCGTCCCTGGGCGCCGCTCAAGATTCGCCGCGGCCAGCCGCTGCGCGACACCGGCCGGCTACAGCGGTCCATCGTGGCGAACGCGACCGGCGACGGGGTGGTGATCGGCACGAATCTTGTGCAGGCCGGCGTGCAGCAGTTCGGCGCCATCATCAGGCCGCGCCGGGCGAAGCGGTTGGTATTCCCCGGCCCGGGCGGGCGGATGATCTTCGCCAAGCAGGTGACCGTGCCGGCGCGGCCGTACCTGCCGCTCCTGTCGCGCAACGTGGCGAAGCTGCCGCCGGAATGGTCGGCGCTGGTTTCGCGCGCGCTGCGCGATTACTTCATCGTGAGGGGCTAAGATGTTCGCCGACACCGAACAGAAAATCATCGACCGGCTGGTCGAACGGATACCCGGCGTGACCGTCGCGCCGTTGCGCGAGCTGGAACGCGTGCCCGAAATGCGCCAGCGCGCGCCGGCCATCTTTGTGATCTACGACGGCCTGACCGCCGGGCAGGCCATCGGCACGGGCGCCGTCCAGCAGATCACGCAAGAATGGTACGTGGTCATCGCCGCGAAGTCGGCGCGCGGGGCGGGCGAATCGAACGCCGCGCGCGATCAAGCCGGCGCGATTGCCGATCAAGTGCTGTCCGCGCTGCTCGGGTATCACCTCGGCGGCGGTCGCTATTTGCGGCTATCGGATTCGCCCGGCCCCGAATACGATGCCGGCTACTGTCACCTGCCGCTCGCGTTCAGCAACGCGGCCACGTTCAAGGGCCAACCCTAACCCCCAGGAGCGAACACCATGGCGGATTACTCGTATCTCGGCAGCGGGCAGGTCTACCTGCGGGAAGTCGGCGGCGCTGCCGGTTTCCTCGAAGCGGGCAACTGCTCGGCGCTGTCCTTCGGCGTCACCGAGGACGTGAAGGAACTCAAAGACTTCACCCAGCCCGGCGGCGGCACCTACAACGAGGTCAAGCGCATCAGCGCGGTCGAGGCGAGCGTGACCATGCACGACCTCGACGGCCAAAACCTCGCGCGCGCGCTGTACGGCTCGGCGAGCGCGCTGGCCTCGCAGGCGGTGAGCAACGAATCGGCGCTGGTGTACCCGGCCGCGTTCTCGCCGTTCGCCAACCTGCCGCAGTCCTCGCCGACCCCGACCGTGGTGCCGGCGCAGGCCACCGCGCCGGCCCGGGCGAATACGACCGCTTACGCGCTAAACGCCTACGTGGTCCCGGTGACAAGCAACGGGTTCTATTACAAGGCGACCGCGGCGGGCACCTCGGGCGGCACGATCCCGACCTTTCCGACCGTGATCGGCCAGACCGTGACCGACGGCACCGTGACGTGGACCTGCGCGGGCCGCACGTCTCTGGTGGCGGGCACCGACTACGAGGTGCGGTCCTCGGGCGTTTTCGTCTACGCCGGCCGCACCCTCGCGGGCGAGACGTGGACCGTCGGATACACCCGCGTCGCGGCCGACGTGGTGCAGGCGCTCGTGTCCTCGGGCAAGGAATACGAGATCGTGTTCGACGGTCTCAACGAGGCGCGCTCGGGCAAGCGCACCCGCATCACCGCCTACCGCGTGAAGCTCGGCGCGGCGCAGAACCTCGGCCTGCTCGGCGAGGACTACGCCGCGCTCGAGGTCACCGGGAAACTGCTCAAGGACGCGAGCAAAGTCGGCGGCATCTCGCAATACTTCCGCGTCGAAATCGAGGCTTAACCCGTGGGCGAGTTCGACGTGATCGAACCGCCCGCGCGAAGCGCGACCTTCAACGGACGGCAGATCACCGTCGCGCCGCTGAAGGTCGGCCAGCTTCCGGCTTTCGCGCGCGCGGTAAAACCTATCGGCGGCGCGGTCGAGGCGCTTGCCACCGGCCGCGAGGCGCTCACGCTGGCGGCCATGCTCGACCTGATCGCCGACCACGGCGAGGCCATCATCGACGCCGTGGCGATTGCATCCGGCGTGCCGGCGCACGAGCTGGCCGACGCGACGCCCGACCAGCTCATCGAACTGGCCGCCGTGTGTCTGGAGGTCAACGCCGATTTTTTCGGCCGGCGCCTCACCCCGGCGCTACGGGCGGCGGTGGCGGGGCAGGCGGCGACGGCTGGACCTGGGCCGACACCCTGACCGTGCTGATCGCCCACGGCCACACAGTCGAGGCGATCCGCGGATACACCATCGGGCAGGCGCGGGAGTTCATCGGGGCAATCGAACGCATGAACGCGCAGCGGCGCATCGGCGAGGCCATCACCGCGCGCATGGCGCAGGCCGACGGCAAGGCGTGGCGCGGGTACATTCGCAGACTGGAGGGGGCGCAAGATGGCCGCTGATGTCGAGTTTCGGATTGGCGCCAACCTCGCCGAGTTCCGCGCGTCCATCGCGGCGCTGCGGGCCGACCTGCGAAACCTGAACGCCGAGGCCGCGCGCCCGTCCGGGCCGGCGTTCTCTGGCGTCGCGGGCGGGGCGAAGTCGGCCACGACGGCGGTCGGCCGGCTGGCGGCCGGGTTTGTGTCGCTGGCCGCCGCGATCCAGCTGATCGGCGCGGCCGATGAACTCAGCACGCTTGACGCGCGAATCCGCCTCGTTACTACCAGCACCGAAGAATACAACCGCGCGCAGGTGGCGCTGTTCGACTTGGCGCAGAGAACGCGCACAAGCCTTAGCGGCACAATCGGGACATACGTTCAGATTGCCCAAGCCGTGAAAGATGCCGGGGTCGGGCAAGAAATCTTGCTTGAAACCGTCGAAACAATTAACAAGGCGGTGCAACTGTCGGGCGTCAACGCCGCCTCGGCGCAAGCCGCGCTGGTGCAACTTACGCAAGGCTTAGGAAGCGGCACGCTTCGGGGTGAAGAACTCAACAGCGTTCTGGAGCAAACCGGGAAACTGGCCGACGTAATCGCGGCCGGCTTGGGGATTACCCGCTCGCAACTTCGAGCATACGGCGAACAAGGCAAGATCACCGCGCAGCAGGTAATAAACGCTTTGCAATCGCAACGCGCGGAGGTCAACGCGCAATTCGCGCAACTGCCCGTAACCGTGGGCCAAGCCTTCACGCAACTGAAAAACGCGAGCCTCTTGCTGATCGGCGCCTTCGACCAGAGCGCGGGCGCCACCGGTGCGCTGGCCTCGGCCATCCAGGGGCTTGCCGACGCTGTTTCGGGCGATGCGCTGATCGGGGCCATCGCGCAATTCGCCGCCGCCTGGGGCAACGCCCTTCGCGGCATCGTCTCGGACATGCAGCAGGCCGTGGGCCTCGTGTCGGGCGCGGCGGCGGACATCACCAACACCGGCGCCGGGCTGTTCGAGTTCATCGGCCGCGCCTTCCGGGAGATTCCCGCCAACGTGCGCGCCGCGATCAAGGTGGCCACGGTGGAGATCGCCGCCTTCGTGGACAGCAGCATCACCAGCTTCAAGGGTCTTGGCGACTATCTGCGCGCCGTCCTCGATCCGCGCGTGACCGTGTCGCAGGCGCGCGAGCAACTGCTGCGCGCGCAAAGCGCCATCGAGGCCGCGCGCCGCCAGTCCATCGACGCCGCGCTGACCGAGCGCCAGCAGTCCATCGACGCGGGCGCCACCGCGCGCCAACAGGTACAGCAGCGCCGCGCGGCGGGCCGCATCGCCAGCGGCGGCACGGGCATTGGCAATGCCGCCGCGCCCGCCGCCACGAAGCAAGCCGCCGCCAAGAAGAGCGACGCCGAACAGGTCCGCAAGGCCGAACTCGACGCGCAGGGACGGCTGGCCGAAGACGCCTCGAAACGCGAACTCGACATTCTGCGCGGCCAGTTCGACGCCGGCACCGTGGCCGCCCGCGACTACTACCGCCGCCGGCAGGAAATCGAACTCGCTAGCCTCGATGCCAGCATCGCCACGGAGCGGCAACGCGCCAGCGCGGGCGGCGCGGAGGGCGTCAAGGCGCTGGCCGATATCGAGCTGCTGGAGCGCCGCAAGGCCGATGTGCGCCGCAACGCCGCCGAAGAGCAATTCGCCTTCGAGCGCAACCTTGCGCAGCAACGCGCGCAGGCCGAGACCGCCGCCACCGCGGCCACGGACCCGGCAGCCGCCGCCCGGGCGCGCGCCGAGGCGCAGTACCGCGACCTGCTCACGCGCCTGCAAGCCGAGGGCGATAC